AAAAAAAACGAGTTTTTCTGGCGGGTGCGCGGGTGATTGATTTAAGGGGTAGATGATGGTATAATATGGGTATTATGACGGAGGGACAGCGTGACTATTTGGCTGATTTGGCACTGCGCAAAGGTGTGGTGTTGGAGGACACCGACAACAAGTCGGTTGCCTGGGCGAGCAAGAAAATTGAAGAGCTGAAGACGATGGATGACGCTGAGTTTTTAGAACCGACACCAGAGTTTTCAAAAAAGATTACAGCTACCGTAGATAATATCATCAAGGGGATACGAGCGTGGACTTTTCAGAAATAACGCTGGATGTTGCTGGCGATATTGATAAGGCTATAGCGGCTATTTTACATGAGGGCATTTCGCCAGATGAAAAAATAGAGTTGGTGGCGGATGTACTGAAACGGACTGGACGCGAGCTACATGGCAAGCTGTATTCGCTATCGAGCGAGGTGTTTGGCTCGGCGGCGATGCTGAGCAGCGGATATGATGCGGAGATGGCTGATCAAGCGGAACGGCTGGCGGTGAAGATCGTGCGCAACAGCGCGTTGAATCGGCAGACCGCCGCAATGTTGCTGAAAGAGTATTGCGATGTAGTATTGGCGTCGGCGCAGCACGAAGCTTTTACGAATGCAAAGTCTATGCAAAAACACCCGACATTGACGCGGCGTGCTAATGTCGGCAAGCCAGATTGCGCGTGGTGCCAGAAAAAGGCTGGAGTATATGTTGATCCGACGAGCGATGATTTCAAGCGGCACCACAAATGCGACTGCGTGTTTGAAGTGAGTGGTTATAATTCGCGTAATGGCGTGCTAAAGAATTTTAAGAAAGGATAACTATGATCGGCATAGATATTGAATTTAAGAACAGACCTAACGAGGACGGCACACTGTCGAGCTTTACGATCAAGGACTGTCTGGTCTCGCAGACGAGTACGCCGACCGCAGCTAAGCCTGAGGTGATGGTTCATATTCCGAAGACGACCAGCGAGATTGTCGATGGCGCGTGGTTTGACTACAAAGGACACTCGTATCACGTCGTTGGTACGACGGTACCGTTGATTAAAGAGAACACTCCGTCTAGATGGGATAGATATTGCATCGCGCAGCGGATATATTAAGACATCCTATTGTGGACATGTGTATAAAATGGTATAATATAGTAAATAACCAAAGGAGGGTATTATAATGATTATTCGTAATAAAGAGTCTGGCGAAACGATTGAAGTGATGGATGGTACCATTATTGCTGAATCTGCTTGGGAAGTAGTGGGGTCAGAGCCGGCTAGCGATGAAGAAGACTCCGAAATTGAATCTGATACTGAAGTCGAAACTGAAGATGCTGGCAAAAGCAAGAAAAAGTGATATAATATAATCATTACAACGCCACGCTTGCGGCAAATGCGGATAAATAAACTATTTATTCGCATTTTTTATGGCAGAACTCAAAGACTTTACCACTAAAGAAAAATTAGCCGAAATATGGCGAGCCTTGGATATTGACGAGGAAAGGCGGGCTGAGGCGCTTATTCATGCAGCATCTGCTCAGTTGCGGCTGATCGCTAAAAATAACAATATTGATCTGGATGAGATTATCGAAAACGACTCTAACAAAGTATTTGCTGATTCGGTAGGCTTTGTAGTGTTGTCAGCCGTGAAGCGTGCCATGCTGACGCCTGCGGATGCGCCACCAGCCACGCAATGGTCGCAGTCAGCAAGCCCATATTCAGAAAGCATGACATTTACTAATCCTGCTAGCGACTTATATTTTAAGAAAAGTGAACTACAGATGTTAGGGTTGAGTAAGATATCTGGTAAATCGCAAATTGGTGTATTGAGAGGAGTTAGGTGATGATACTGGATAACTGGGAATGGGTTTATTCACAGCTTAATAAATCGGTTGGTAAATATCCTTTTTACGAGGGTACATTTAGCTATAGCGACTACGAGACGAGTAAGATTGCACGATCAATCGCTAGGCAACATGTCGGCTGGGGTAGGCGCGCTGTTGAGATGCGCGCAAACAAAACGCGGTTTGATAGGTTTGAAAATGACACTATCGGACTGAATGAGATACTGGATGAATACAAGGTGCGCGAGGCATTTGACAATCTTAAGGAAGATATCCTGGTGTGTGGTATCGGCTTTTTGGCTCTGGCAGGTGACAAGGTGATGCCGTTTACTGCGCTGGAGGCGACAGGCGTGTACGATTGGTATACGCAAAATCTGAAGTCTGGCGTGGCGGTGTTCCGCCGCAGTAGCACACCGAGCGTTACTAATAGTCCCGACAGTTATATGCAATTCTTTAGTGATAAAACTATAGTGTGCGAGGGCGAGGCTCTGAATTCATACGATAATCGCACCGGACGTCCATTGATGACAATGCTGACACACAAGGCGACGACACGCCAGCCGTTTGGTAGGACGGTGCTGGTTCGGTCGTCTCGCGATGCATTGATTGACGCTAGCCGTACAGTTCGGCAGGCTATTGTTGCGGCGTACCACTACAACACCAAAGTCGATATTTTACTGGGTGTCGATAATGAGACAGATGTTGACGTGATCAAGTCGCAGACGGGCGATATCCTAAAAATTACGTCGAATGAGAACGGTCAGATACCGCAAGTGGCGCAGTTTGCGCAGCACGCTATGGCACCGTTTAACGATTCGCTTTTGATGTCGGCGCGTAATTTTTGTGCTGATACGAAGCTGTCGTTGAATAATTTGGGGCTGTCAAGCAACGCGCCGCAGTCGCCTGAATCGCTGGAGATTGTCGGCGATGACCTGCGCGAAGCGATCATTGAGTGGCAGAAAGAAATCGGTAATCAGCTTAAGCAGTTCGCAATGACGTTATGGATGCACAAGAATAACGTGACGAAAATAGACGATAATCTACGGCAGAAGCTTGACGCTGTTCTACCGGTGTGGTTGCCAATTTATCGGTCCGACATTAGCAAGTTTGGTGACGGCTTGAATAAGGTGGCGCAGGTAGCACCGGGCATCGTGATGCAGCGGTCGGTGTGGCGTAATGCAGGGTTATCGAGTAATGAAATTGATCAAGTTATCACGAGTATCGTTGATAATTTGCAGAACGATTCAAAAACTAAATAAATACTATAATTATGGCTTGTGATTTTGTAAAGTATGTATTATAATATGGGTACGTATACTTTTGACGGAGGGAATAAAAGGGTGACATATTACACCAAAAACGACGCAGGCGAATTTACAGAAGTCAACACAGACGATATGTTCAAAGAACGCCACGAGCGCTGGGTCAAGAACGAATCGGCAAAGATTCGCGAAGACGTAGAAAAATCAGTGCGTGACGAACTTACGAACACTATCACTGAGCGGGCTGAGAAAGACGCTAAGGAAAAATATCAACCTCAGATTGACGATTTGACGTCGAAGAACAAAGATTTAGAGACGACAATTCGACAGAAGACCATCGCCGCTGAGTATGGCTTCAAGCCTGGCACTGAGAAATATCTTGGTACTGGCACTGATGAAGATATGCGCAAAGAAGCTGACAACTTGAAAGAGAAGTTTGGTGGCGGAGCAACCGCACCGAACCGACAACAACCAGGTAAAGCTAGCGCAATTCAGACGCGTACGGGTGTAAAGGTTACGATCTAATTAACCTAACTATTATCCAAGGAGGGTAATATTATGGCAGTAACTGATCTGCACACACTTGATATTGCTGAGCCGCTTGATAAGATGTTCTCAACTGGCGGCACTTTCTCAGGAGCTGTATTGTCTTTAGTTCCTGAAACACCGACTATTAATATTGGCGAAAACAAGCCGTTTGTGATGGAAGGTCGCGCTCGCGGTGCGCTTGTCCACGAAGGCGGTGCGAAGCCTGACAACGGACGCAAGGTAACATCTAAGCCGTTCACGACAGCGAAGTTGGTCTATTCACAGCGCGTCACTGAAGAGTTTATGCGCTGGACAGAAGCAAAACAGGCTGACTTTATTAGCCGTTTAGTTGACAACTGGCTGACGAAGTCTCTGGGGTTAGACCTGGATACTATTGTGCTACATGGTATGAATCCGTCTACTGGCACAGTTGACACTGAGCTAACTACCTACATGACTAAAGCTGGCTCAAGCATTCTAGTTCCGACAACCGGTACTACTGCGACAACTCTTGATGCAGACTTTGCTACGGCTGTAACTGAGCTGGCGGAGCAGAACATCAACGGTGTGGCTATTTCAAGTGATGCATCCAAGCTACTCTCGACAGTCATTGAGGGTAACCAGAAAAAATATCCAGAGTTGGGTATATTCGGCTTGAGTGGTAATATGTTGGGTGGAAAACCTGCTGCAACATCATCAGAAGTTGCGCGTGACAAGAAAACTGAGCTGGTGCTTGGTGACTGGAGTCAATTGCTTCTCGGCTTCGCTGGAGTAGCCGAATGGCGCGTTCATACTGCTGGTGACTTTGATAATACAGGCAAAGACTTGGCTGGACACAACCAAATTGGTATCCGCATGGAGTTGCCGTTTGGCTTCCAGATTTTGGACACTAAGGCGTTTGCTGTTGTAAAGGCGGCGTAATATGGGCAACGACAAGAGCAATATTGCGATCGGTCTGCCTAACCCTAAGGGTGCTCTATATTGGGCGCCTCTGGGTACAACGCTACCAACTGACGCCACCACGCCACTCGCAAGCGAATTTGTGAATCTGGGTTATGTGACTGAAGATGGTCTTACCTCAACGACAGCAGAAGAGGGGGACGACATTAAAGCTTGGGGTCCTGAGACTGTCGCCCGTAACCAGACAAGCTACGGACGTAACTTTACGTTTAATTTGCTAGAGTCATCGCGCGTATCAGTCTTACAGTTCCGCTATGGTAAAGGCAATGTCAAGATTGAAACTGATGGCGCAATCACCATTGATGACACTGGCGAAATCTTACCGCACGGTGTGTTTGTCTGCGAGACTATCGAGACTAACAGCGGCGGGGTCCGACGTCATCGTCAAATCCTAGGCGATGCACAGTTTACTGATCGATCTGGCGACATGACGTTCAACAACTCAGATGCTATCACTGTGCCGGTATCTCTGACTGCGTATAAGTTTGCGGATGCCGCTGGCAAATTGGTGTATGTAAAGGAGTACTACTCTAAGAAATCCTAGAGATCGGGAAGAATACACGCAGAAAAACGACTTGCAAAATAGTCGTTTTTTTGTTATAATATGCAATATGTAATTCTTATGGAGGGATAATATGGCGAGCGAGCCAAAAAAGACAATTGAACTTTGGGATGGATACACGGTTAATGTCAATATGCAGCTAATGGACGATTTCGATTTCATTAGTGACTTGTCTGAGGCGCATCGAACTGGCAATATCTCTGAGCTAGTGACTATGTACATGGCACTGATCGGTGGCGATAAGGTTTATGATGACATTCGTGCTTATATCGAGAAGGAATACGGTTACTTCTCGCAGAAAGCGCTACTAGAGATTACGGCGAAGGTGGATGAATGCTTCCCAAAAGCTGGCAATCGAGCGCAGCGGCGTTCGTGGAAGAATTTAGTTTAGTTGAAGCTGATTTCCAACAGTATTACCATCTGAACTTATTAGAAGCTTGCCCGGATACTGATGGACGTCGAAGCGGTTTCTTACGCTATGCTAGGCTATTTGAGAATTTGCCAGTAGAAAGCAGGATTTTCCGCAAGCTAGTGCCAGCAGCTAGCTGGACGTGGCGCGACGAAACATTGAGCCAAATACTACAAGAACTGAATATACTCACAACATTGACTTATAATATGAATAAGCGCAAAACTGCTAAGCCTGCTAAAGCTATGAAGAAGTTTGAGCCAGAATATGTTGCTGAAATGCGCAAACAGCTTGATAAAGATCGTAAGAAACAGCAAGCGGAAGAGCAGGATGACTTAAAAGATTTATGGCAACAGCTGAACCCGAATGCGCAATATCAGGACTAGCTGATCAGCTTATCAAGAGCCTTAGCAATTTCAGCGTCGGTGAAGTTGATTGTTGACTTTTTCTTAATAAACAAGCGCAAACTGCGAATGACATCAGGTGACTTGATAGCTTTTCTCATATTGTCTTCGGTCAATGCATCAAATCGCTTCCAGTACTTATCCAGGTCGCCTTTCAATACAGATTTCTTAGTAAGGTTGACTAGGTGCTTAGCAGCAGTGCGGATTGTTGACAGATTTGTCAGGTCATATGCGAAGATGCGCTGCGAGCGAATTGGCTTCTCAAAAATGACGCGGTGCAACTCAATACAGCGACCATTTGTCAGAATGACCCAGTCAACGCCTTCGTTTGAGGCATAGTCAACCGCTTGTTTTAAGTGTCGTTCATTTAGATCGATAGATGTTGCTTTGGCTTCAACGATAAAATGAATCTTCTTGTTTAGTTGTACGACATAGTCAACGTAGGTACCGCGGATCATATGTTCCGTCTTTATCTCGTCAATTAACGTGTATCCAAGCACGGCGCTGAGTAAACTATTGACCATCAATCGCGCTGTCGATTCATCAGCGTTGAGGTTTTCCTTTTTTGTTAAATATTTTTTGCGATATTCGCGTAATGCTTTTTCACAAGCTTTCTCTTGAAACTCTGTAGACATAATATCCTCTTTTATCTTAAAACTTGCATTTATTGTAACAATAGTATACTCAAAATGCAAAATAATATACTATGTGATATTATGTAGATATGTCAAATGTAGATTTTATTCTTGATAAATCTGGCGGCGCGGACATACTTCGTAACAACCCAGGCATAGCACAGATCCAGATGCAGAATATGAATCGTATTCTGGATACAGTGAGAGCGCAATTTGTAGTGGAGTTTGGTTTTGAGGGCAACTTTGAGCTTATGACAGAGCCGACAGCATTTCGTCAACGAGTGATGATTAAGGCTGCTGACAAGCGGACTGCTGGCGCGTTGAAAACTAAACCTGGTTGGTTGGGGTCTTTTGTCAAAAACCTTAGCATATGATATAATATAGTCATTACAACGCCACGCTTGCGGCAAATGCGGATAAATAAACTATTTATTCGCATTTTTTATGGCAACTTCAATCGGTACAGCATGGATTCAAATTAAGCCCTCGCTAAAGGGAGTGTCTAATGACGTCAAAAAGGCTCTTGGTGACGCTGGTGATGGTGCCAGTAATAACTTTGGCTCTAAATTTAAGAGCAGTTTTTTAGCATCATCTAAAGCGGCTTTTGGTGAGGCGTTTTCAGAGTTTGGCAAACGGTCTGACGAGGCGTTCTCTAAGTTTAAGTCGCTAGCAGCTGGCGCGATGGTCGGACTGGGAGGTATTGCTACATATGCTGTTAAGCAGTTCGCTGAGTATGAGCAACTCGTTGGTGGCGTAGAAACACTCTTCAAGAAGAATTCTGGTGAGGTGGTCCAATACGCCAAAAATGCATATAAAACAGCCCAGTTATCGGCTAATCAGTATATGGATACTGTTACGAGTTTTTCTGCGTCGTTGTTACAGGGATTAAAGGGTGACACCGCTAAAGCCACGAAGATAGCAGACATGGCTATCACTGACATGGCTGACAATGCAAATAAAATGGGTACATCGATGGAGTCAATTCAGTACGCATATCAGGGATTTGCAAAGAACAACTATACCATGCTCGACAACTTGAAGCTGGGTTATGGCGGTAGTGCAAGTGAAATGGCGCGCCTTATCAATGATAGTGGTGTGATGGGTAAGACGTTTAAGGCGACAGCTAAAAACGTCAGCAGTATTCCGTTTGACAAGGTTATCGAGGCTATACATAATATTAAAACTAAGCTTGATATTACTGGCACTTCAGCTAAGGAAGCGTCATCGACTATTAGCGGTAGTTTTAATGCTGCTAAAGCTGCTTTTGATAATATGCTGACGTCACTGGCTGATCCAAACGGTAATTTTGAAGAGTCATTCAATATTTTTCTAGCGTCCGCAAAGCAATTCTTACAGAATTTGGCACCAGTCATAAAAAGCATGCTGAAGACTGTTTTTGAGGAAATCAAAAAACAATCGCCAGAATTAGCTCAGGGATTAAAAGACGCTGTGGATACTATTCGCAAGCTATTTGACTTTGCTAAAAATAATCCAGAGCTAATCGCTAATATTGTAAAGTTAGCTGTTGGATTCAAGGCTTTGCAGATAGCCACAGGCGGTGCGCGTTCTGCGCTTGATACATTAAAGCCATGGGCAAAACTAGGTAAAGGCATTTTTACTGGCGTCATCGGCGGCGCTCAGACGCTGATAGGTAAATTCAAAGATCTGAAGGCTGCTAAAGGTTCAGTTGATGCTGTGACGAAAACAATGGAGGGCGCAGGCAGCGCGGTTGGCACATCTGCTGACACGGTGGCTGGTGGCGTAGATAAGTTATCGTCTGCGGTAAAAAAATCGCCTAAGGAGTTCACTTTTGGTAAAAGTATGGCTAACTTCTTTAAGGAAATGGGGACTTTGGCTGGTGGAGCTGTGCAGGGTGCCTGGAAGCCAGTGACGGAGTTTTTCAAAGGTGCTGGTGAGACTGTTGCTGGATTCTTTAAGGCTTTGGCGTCGCCGGATGTTCTGGTGGGTGTGCTGTCATTTACAGCGGCTGCTGCCGGTGTGGCAGCCGCAATCCTGTTGATTGGCGGAGCTCTGGGTATCGTATCGCCAGGGCTGAGAGATTTTCTGAATATGGTAGTAATCCCGCTGGCAGCGTTTTTAGTAGGCACGTTTTTGGTTGTGCTGGCTGCGGTTACTACCACTATAATTAGACTAACCAATGAAGCTGTTATCCCGCTTACAAATGCAGTAGCCGGCGGTCTGACCGACGTGTTCAATTCAATCGGCGGTGTGATTGAGAGTGCTGGTAATGCTATATCGCGTGTGGTGGATTCTATATCGAATGGAATATCTAAAATCATCAACTCTATCGCTAACTTGATCAGTTCTGTTGGCGGACAGGACTGGTATGGTACTGGCTACGGCATCACACGCAACTTTACTGCTGGCTTGTTAGATGGCATGATTGATTTGCTGCAAGATTCGCTGAATAAAGTGATTAATAACATCATCAATATTCCTGGCATCGGAAATGCTCTAAAAGCGGTTGGCGTAAAGGCTAACCCAGTCAATTTATCCGGCTTTAAGCTGGGTAAGCGTGCGCAAGGCGGTCCGGTGTTCGGTCCTGGTGGTCCAACCAGCGATTCAATTCCAATGTTGCTGTCAAACGGCGAGTATGTCATTAGGGCGTCATCGGCGCGCAAGATTGGCTACGACAAGCTGAATGACATAAACAGGACTGGCAGCGCTGGCAATACGCTATATCAGACTATTAACATCAACGGTTATAATCGTGATCCAAAAGAGCTTGCTGACGAAATTAGTAAAATAATCGCCTTGCAAAAGGGGAGGGTGATGGGATGATAACTTCACGCGGTAAATTTAGCTTGGTGGCGGTGGTAAGGGATGACGGTGAGCGTCTAGATCTTACTGGTTCTGAGGTAAGACTAAGTGCTGACAATGATCTACTGCAACGACCAGATCTCGACACTTCAGACATAGACTACACCGATACAGATGGCGGCGAAATGATTCGTCAGAGACTGTCTGCCTACACTCAATCAATCAATGGGTTGATCTTGCCTAAAGAGAGTGGCTTCTGGAAGCTATATAGTATGATTAGTAGCTTTTTTGCCGCCAATCATACATTTACCTTGATTTATGGAAAACGAGACGGTCAGCTATTTTCTATTAAGGGGGCTTGGCGGAGTAGCAAGTTAGATTTGCCTGTACCAGCGGACGAAGGCAATACGACATTTTCAACCGAATTCAAAGTGGGCAACTCAGTCTTGTTCGAATATTCCGAAGACAGTAGTGGTCATGAAGTGTACTCAAATAACGTAAAGCTGGGACGTGTCTCAGCCGCAACTGGCGGTGAGGTTTGGGACAGCGAAGGGCAAGTTTATGATGCAGTTGGTGAGGTCTGGGCTGGTGCTAGTGGTGGGCTAAGCGGTGTATTCGTTTCTTCGACCATTAAGGTTTATCCTGTCTGGGTCCTGCGAGGTCCTGCCGTCAATCCATCAATTCAGAATAATACGACAGACACATCAGCAACTTATCATGGCAGCATATCATCAACTCAGACGCTTGTCGTTGATTTTTCGACCGGTGAGGCGCGACTAAACGGTGCTATCGTTTCAAGGAATGTCATTGGTCAGCTGTCAATCGCTCCGGGTAATAATTTAGTTGGATTTGATGTGGAAGGTGGTGAAGCCACAACATCAGAGCTGGAGTGGAATAATGTCATTGGCTAATTCAGATAAAAAACACGAGCTATTGCTGTATGTTGGCGATACGCTAATCGGCGACTTCAATAAGTTTGCTCAAAATCGAGCGCTGAGCGAGGCGTTAAAAAGCGAGTCAGATTCAGCGACAGCTGACCAGTTTACTTTTAGTATCAGCTGGTCTAAGTTTAAGAAACACGCCAAAATACGGCTAGATGATAACCCAGAATCTTTGCTACGTGTCGGCAAAACTCACATGGTATTTTTAGTGGACGGATTACCTCGATTTTCTGGTTTTTTGGCGACTAGACCGGCGCGTAGCGGTTATGGATCTGATCAGCAGTTAGACTTAAAGTTCTTTGAACACTTCGCAAGACTGAGTGGTGATTTGGTGTGTGATAAGAATAACACGCAGTCACCTCACCGCACATTTTCAAACACACCTGGACATATATTTACTCAAAGCTTGATTAGCGAGTTTATCACAAGAGCTAAAAATGCTGGCGAGAATATCAGGTGGAAATTTGGCATTGTGAATGAGCTTAGGCTAAAAACTGTTGAGTATAATGATTTTCAGACGGTTAGTAAGGCGCTGTGCGACGCAATGAATAATGAAACAGGGACTGGAAAGTTTGACGTGGTTTTTCGTGTCAACCCAGACAATCATAATGAGCAGATCATTGATATTCTCAAACCGCGTGGCAGCCGCAAAAATATCATCATAAGATATCCGAGCGATGGAGTCTATAAATTATGGGCGAGCGGTTATGCAGTCGAAGAGTCTGCCGACTATGCTAGTGATGTACTGGTTGCTGGAAATGGGCAGGTTGGTAATCCTGAAACTGGTGAGGATACGGCTGAGCTCGCCAGTGCTAGCAATCATGCAGCTGTTCAGGATAACTGCTATTGGCGAGTTTATGAAACGCAATCAAACCTCAAATCTCAAGCGGCAGTTGCAGAATATGCTCAAAAATCTTTAGCACAGCGCAGCTTTGATTCGTTGGTCCCGCAGATAAAGTTGGTAGGGCGACCTATCGTTTGGGGCGATTCAGCCAACGAAAATAATGGATTGGCGCTTGGCGATGAGTTTCGATTTCAGGAAGAAAACGACGATGGCAGCGACTTCAGCGGTTGGATGCGGATAATTGCGATGGAGACGAGCTGGGATAACCAAGGCGTTGCTACTGTGACGCCACGCCTGAAAAGGGTTGAATAATGTTCAATGATAATATTACGCGTCGACTAATGTCAATCGAGAATGAGCAGCGGTCCCAGAAAGTCGCAGCGCCGTTGAATTATGGACAGTTATCTCAAAATAATATACCGAGCGCTAAATGGAGCGGCTTTATTAGTAGTTTTATTGGCGACAGAGATGCTGTGGCTGAATGGGAGGTCATTTTTCGGCGAACCGATGGAGTCAAAAAACCGCCTCTGGTGCAGCTGTCATACGATCATGATCAAAATCTTCATACATATCAAGGTTCGACAGGTAGAGATCCATACGCCGATGATGAATATGGTTGGTGGCTGCAGACTAAAGAGATTGGCGAAGATTATGTTAAATTCGCGATAATTATAGATGCATCTGCGTGGTTTTTCCCAGACCACGATGGCGCCCACTGTGATTTAACCGTGCAGGCGATATCACCTGTCGCTGGGACTTTGTCGATGAGGAGAGTTCAATGAATCTTGAAAAGTGGTTAGATAAGCTGGAGCGCGAATCGAAGGCTCTTAAGCAAGGCTTTTATCAAGCGGCGACTAAAATTCCGCTATATTCTCGCAGCGCAAAAATAACAACCATACCAAATCGGTTATCCGGCTATTGGAGTGTTCCTACTAATGGCACCGAAAGGGTTTTAGTGACCTTAACCACCAAAAAAAGAATTCCTACAATCGCTCAGTTGGAACTGAAGGCTAGTTCAGGCTCGGTTTCTCGTGTAAGACGCACAAATTATGCTCATGGTGCTCAGTGGGTGATTTATCGATATGGGCTTGATCCGTGGCAGCCTACTACTTATGATGTCGTTGTTCATTCGATGCTTGATGGTGATCTAACGTTGAAAAATATAGGAGCATAAATAGTATGAATGTAGAATCAAGGATTAGAACACTTGAAAATGAAAATGCCGCCAGGAAAGTTATATACCCGGTCGCAGCTTCGTTGGTCGACTTTATCCTGCAGGTTTCACAGGTATTTCATGTTCGCGGTGGCGGGAATACTATAATTGACGTGGTGATTAAATTTATTCCGGACATTAAGCCAAAAGACGGTCCTCTGTTTGTAGATTTATTTCCGCAGGTATCAGCTAACGCTGATTTTTCAACACAATTTCCCAAAATGACTTTTTACCAGTTGCCTCAAGCCGATGGCGAAGCAGCGGTGATGCTTGGAATTGTTGAGCCAGCTATGGAGGTCGATTTCTATATTCGCGTCATTGCTACAGGCTCAACGCGAGGGAAATTTACTAAAGCATAAAATAATGATATAATATATACAGATAAATAATCACGTCACGCTTACGGTAAACTGCGGTAATTCAATTAAGAGGAGAATTATGGCTTTTACCAATCCAGGAAAAATTGTTAGATTACGTTCTCGTCCGAATGGACGGGGCAGTGCGTATGAAGCGAATATGTGGGCACAGCAACACTCTGACGGGCTGTTTTCAGGACGTGGAGTTGTTAGAAATACTGTAGCTGACATGAATGTGTTAGTAGGGGGAACAACCGATAACCCAGATGTCGTGCTAGGCAAACTACCGAGTGGATTTTTGATTGCGCTTGATATTGTCGGACAGCAGGTTATTAGAATTACTGCACCAAGTTCTAATAAACGCATTGCAAGTGTCGTGGCTTATTCTGACAACATCGCGCTAAACTCTACAGATACTAATACTACAGGCTCACCGTCATCATGCGGTTTAATCGTTGTTTATGGTTCTACCTCTGCTACACCAGTGGCGCCAACTGAATCTCAGATTAGACAGGCTGTGACGCAAGACGGCGCTACTGGATCGCAAGCTGTTATTGCGGTCATTGCTAATATTACAACCGAATCTTCCACGACTACAATCACGGACGAGATGATTGCCATTAATTACGGCAAGCTTTCGTCGCACAGTATAGATTTGACGACCATGCCAGGTAATAAATACACGACCACTGAGCAGGACACCGGCAAAAAGTGGATTAACGGAAAATCCATTTACCAAAAATCTATAACCTTTAACACGACAGGATCTGGTGCAGAAGAGACTGGTGCGAATAATGAGAACTTTAGCTATATAGACACTTTAATTTCTCTGGATGCTATCTTAAATATGCCGAACGGCGAAAGATACCCAAATAGTTACACAAACCCATCAGCACCATCTATTCAATATTTCCAATTAAAATTTGCTAACTGGAACAACGCCCAAGTATTACGCTATCGGACAAGAAGCGTTGGTACAGTAACAATGACTATTTTATACACGAAGAAATAAGAAGATGTTTAATCGCCAGAAGTATTATTAACCCCAACAAATCTCATTGAAAATCGGCTATGCGTGGATGGTCCTCCATAATCACGGCTTTCAGAACAGTGTGCTCGTACATCAATAACATCACCCTTCTTAAGAAGCACGTCAAACGTATGAGATAAACGCGTTAAAGTCAAACCGTTACCACTACCAGCTACTCGTGTCATTTCCTCTAACATTGCGCCGTTCTTGTAAATCATAACAGTAGCAGTGGCTGACGGACTATAGCCAGCTGACGTTACAGCTGCTTTAGCTGAGATGGTATAGATACCGTCTACTGGTACAGTTGCTTGATGAGTACTCTTATTGAACATCTTTACTGTGTCATACTCTACTGCATTATAATTAACTATTGATACACCCCCACCCGCAAGAGCATCCCATTTTGAGGTAGTAGCGGCAAACATAGGCATTGTCGTAAAGTCTATACTGTGCGACAAATCGAGCCGACCCTTGATGTTTATGAGAAATGATATTATAATATAAACATATCACGTCACGCTTACGGTAAACTGCGGTAATTTCAACTAATAATTTGAATAACCGCAGTTTTATTTTATGAACGAAAAACCAGAAGTATCAGCTAAAGAGTTCGGCGCGTTACAAGCTAAGGTCGAATACATTAAGGATGGCGTAGACAAGCATACTGTCATGCTAGAGCGAATTGAAAACATAGCACGAGCGAATGTTACTCAATCACAGCTTAAAGAATATATAGCAGAACACGAAAAAGAGTCAGAAGAGAAATACGTCAAACGTACTGAAATCGAAGGCGTTATGAACTTTTGGAAACTAGTAACAAGTAATTTAGCTAAATTATTTGCAATCGCACTTGTCGGATTAGCTATTTACGCGACTAATAACTTAATTCAGCAAAATAAAACCGTCACAGAATTACAAGAAGAAGTTCAACAATCTCAAGTGAGGAGGAAATAATGGCAGTTCGACAAATCTATGAACCAAATCTAAATATCGGCGTTCAGAGCGGCTGGTGCTTACAGTATGTAGATGACGCGATTAGCTCACTAACTCGCTCGCCAAACGCTCAAACAGCTTACTTAAACGAATTAAATGCAGGTCGTATAAATACAGGTCCCGCACCTGTTGGCGTTTGGGTGATTGGATTTTTGGGATTTTCGAGAGGTCAGTATACAGAAGATGGACACGTATTCTTAATGCGAAAGCGTGAGGACGGTTCAATCGAAATCCACGATAGTGAAGTTCACAGTGGAGCAAGAGGGATTTATAACAGTATCGAAGAATTGATGAACTGGATGGGAAATTATGGTCCAGACTATCTCGGATATTCATATTGTTGCGACGGCAGGTGTATTGCTGAAGATTACGACGAAACTCAGCCGACAGATAGGAAAATGGAAGAAGACGGCAACGCTCGCGACGAAGCTAACACAAATTCAGCTATTTTTCAGGAATTGGAAAAAGGCGACGTCATCGCGATGAAAGGCTACGTTACAAACGGTCAACCAATCGCTGGAGATACTGTTTGGTACGTAACTGCCAGAAGCGGTAAATATATGAGCCGTCAATTATTCGAGGACAAGGACTTACACGACTTGCCAGACCTGACACCTCAACCAAAGCCAGAAGAACCACAAGAAGACTACAGCAAGATTATACTAGACGTTTCAAACCATCAAGACGACTCTATTGTAAATCATTTTCATAAGTTTGCTGGAGTTATTCTCAAAGCTGGACATGTCGGTCAAAGTTACGGAGGCGACGCTAACAAGATTGACCCTAAATTGGTCAAGTTCGCTAAAGCCGCGGGTGATAAATTACTAGGGATTTACTGGTTACCTTATTTTTCAGCCGAAGAAGAGGCTAAGGTTGAGGCTGAAAGGTTCGTGGAGGCTCAAAAACTTGTCAACGCACCTCTACTATTCGTCGATTTGGAGCCAGATTTTGAGGGAACAGTCGAGCAATTGAAGCTATTTAAGAACTTAGTCTTACAGAAGACAGGCAAGCAAGTGTTCACATACGCAGGTGAAGCTGTCATTAAGAAGCTAGGGCTAGACCGCGTTGACTGGTATCCGAACTACGGCACGAAAGATAATTACGCACACGGCTCGCTTATTCATCAGTACACAGAGAGCGGAAAGGTTGACGGCTTTAACTTGGACTTTTCAACGTCGAAAATATCTATTGACGATCTCAAGACATTGGGTAAAATAACCACACCAACACCACCAGAAGAGCCAGAATCACCAAAACCAAGTGAACCGGATACAAAGCCATCTGAACCAGAAAAACTACAGGAAGTGCCAAATAATAGACTAAAGGAGGAAAAAATGGCAACACCAGTACCACAAGAAGACATCGAAGCAATCGAAAAAGTAACCGCCGAAGAAGCTAAGCTAGTACAAGGACTAGCTGATACAGATGAGGCTCAGGAGATCATCAAAGGTATCAGCAAACGAACCAAACTAGTTGTTTACATCATCGGAGACTTGCTGCTTGGTGCAAGCGCAATCGCACCACAAATAGCCATCGCTGTACTCTCTAGTGACCCGTATGTTAAAACTAACGCGATCAGTGGCGCTCTAGCTACAGCTGGTCTATTCTTACTGACAATGTTTGGTATTTACAAAAACGGCAAGAATAAATAGTAATTCGGAAATCCCGAACAACTGAACTGTTCGGAAATCCCGAACAGTTAAAACTCTACCTTTGATTAAGCTACTGTGTTTGCAAGCTCGGTAGCTTTTTCATTTGGTAAAATTAGACTATGTTAAAACGTATTATCATTAGACTTTACAAAGAATATCGCTATGTATTCTACGGGAAGTGAGTTTTCCACAGGTTTAACAAAAAATCTCTGACTTTTTTCATAAAAACCCTTGCAATTAGCTAAGTAGTTAGCTATAATAAAGACAGTGGTAAGGGGATTACCAGAACATTCACAATCAGGCGGCTAGAAAGGAGAAAGCTATGAAGATAGTATTCTGGAAGTTCGAAATTGAACTCCAAATAGAAATCGCCCTCCGAAAAAGGCGATAACAAAATCACAGTTAGACTATAGCATATCCTAAAATAAAAATCAAACACCCCTTACCACCCCGCCTGATAGAAAGGAAATTGGCAAAAATGTCAATGAAATCACAAAACATCACAGGATTAAGCGAGGCTGAGTTTATCTACGAACTTACTCGCGAGGGCAGCCGCGTTAACAGCAGTCCACTGCAATGGACGCACGACTGGCTGAAGGCGCACGGAGCCAGCACTAAGCCTCTAAATGGTCTTGGCGATTGGAGCGGTGCGACAAATCGAGCTGACGCCTCACACGAGCTTAAAGCGGATATCATCGGTTGTATTAATGCTATTATTGGAGCTAAACGTTCGTTTGGTGGTCGAAAATCTTCAAGTAATATGACACCTGAGCAACGCCGCGAGCGCGCTAAAAAGGCAGCGGCTGCAAGTGCCGCGGCACGAGCTAAAAAAGTCTAAGAAAAATCATAAAAAGTATTGCAATTAGCTAAGTAGTTTGCTATACTAAAGATAGTTAGATAAGAAGCGACGCAACTAAGAATTAAGGCGTGACAGCACAACCCTCTAACTAGCGACTAAACTAATCTCTCGAAAGGAGAAAAACAATGAAAAACTACATCCGAGTAACTAGCGAATTTACAGCAGGTGGAATTCAAATGAACATCTTCATCTACGACAGTTCAGACTTGAACAACCAACAGCTAATCGATAAAATGCGCGGCTTGCGAAATAAAAACGCTAAGAAACTAAACTTATTCTTAGACAAGTACAGTGACGCTGAGCCATTCGATGGATTTGAGGTTATAAACGAACCAGCAGGAGCGCGAACCAAGAATTTGATAAAAGAAATCCGAGAATATCTACAATAAGAATAGCGCCCCGCCCGAGGCGAAAATCGGGCAGAAAGGTCTTATGAAACACGACTTAAACGATTTAACAGAACGGTTGAAGTTTAACCGCGAACATAACTTGTCGTTTGATAGTTCTGATTTGATAGAAGAAGTAAATGAAGATATCGAGCTTTATAGTAGTAGTGCGCTAGTTACAGTTTGGTGCGACCCTAAAGATAATTTCGTGAAGGATTATTTTGTAATCAATACTGAAAAAGTCGATCCAGAAGAGCAAGCTGCAATTAATGCTGATAAAATCGAATTCTCAAAAGACAAGAACTCTGACGACATCTACATTATAACCTTGTTAGAATTGATGGACGTTTTAGAATATCAGAGTAGGATTGTATGAAAATATCGCGGATATTGCGAGATCTGAAAAATAATGCTACAATCTGAGTACTAGTTTAGTCGCTAGTTGTGAGATACGATCCGCCTTCTGAAAATGGGGGCGGGTTTTAATGTCTTGACTTTTATTCAAATATTTGCAATACTAGTAGTGATCACACATCAGGCATGCCCTCGCAAGAGGGTCCTATTAGTCCCTCGCCAGCGCGTTAGTCTGGAGGGGGATTTTTTATATTCCCAAAAAAATAGAAAATTCTTGTCAAGCCTAAGCACTAACGGGCATTGTTTGGATTTTCTCATATAAACACAACACCCTAATCTAGTGATGGTGCTAGTTAGATTTGGGCTTAAATTTGGAGGGTTAACAGAGGTGAAAACGCATCAATTGCAATCCCAATCTCAATCTAAAAGATTTCCTGAAAGAAATCCCAATCTCAATACCAATTACAATTGTTTAGTTACGTCGGATGATAAAAAGCCGATGGACAAGTGGCAAAAGACACGTCGAGCTGAATCTATTGCATATCAGCTTTGCGATAAATTCAATAATCACGACTATTTTTCGTTCTATTGTAAGGTGGCATTGAAATTGCCGGAATATAGAGTATGGCAACTGGTAGAGGAGGCTCAACGTGGTCAACAGCCAGCACGCCTATTCTCGTTCCTCTGTAAAAAGGCAGGCGTATGACATTTGACACTAAAGCAGCCAGACGTAAACTTATTGAACGGATTAATAAGGCTAAATCAGATCGAGCGCAACTTAGACTATTACGCAAGAATAAAAATGGCTGTGAACACGAATGGAAGACGTATAAGCAGATTATCAAGATTGATTATTTTGCTACCGTTATGAAGGGTCAAATACGTCAATATAGCGGTCCAACAGCGCCATATTTTATAGTTAAAGGCTGCCATAAGTGCCATGAGAAGCATTACATTGACTTAAAAAATCTGTAGAATGAATATCTGGGGCGTATAGGGTGATATGTCAACAATTTAAGGAGAGAAGAATGACACCATCCACATTAACCACCACCTCAAAAACAGCTGTAATTGACAATCTACATCACACAGAGTCTGCGTTTCAGACAGACTACTATACCGAAAATATACGCGAGCTAGCATTTCAGTTTATTCATTATTCAGCAGTCGTAGAGGATATGTCGCCAGCGACAATTGCAACCAGGGTGGTTCGCCTCAAACACTTCGTCAATTTCTGCAATGAATTACATAAAACTAACATAACCGAGCTGTCTGTCAGATGGCTCGATTTTTATTTCTATGAATATCGAAAAACTCATGCTGGATCAACCACTAACACTGTCAAGCGGGTCATTAAAGCGTTTTTCAAATGGTGCTACGAGCGCATGAATGTGAGTTGTATTAATCCTGACCTCATTAAATCGCACAAAAACGCTAAACCACGACCAAGATACATACAACATCAAGTTATCCAGTCAGTCCTCCAAAAAACGGCTGAAAATAGCAGGGATCAATATATAAACATGCTTGTCGACTTCGCTTACGACACTGGGCTGCGCATTTCAGAAATAGCTAGGGTAAGCTACAAGGATATTGATGGGTTAAATCTATATGTTAAAGGGAAAGGATCTAAAGACCGCACAGTATTTCTCACTCACCGCTTAAAAGAGAAGATAGATGAATTTGCTACAGATTATAACCGCTTTACTGGTCCTCTGTTCAAAGTAAATGATAAAACTGCCAGAGTGCAGCTACAGCGGGCTTTTAAGAAGTATGCTGGAATCCATATGACACCTCATCAATTACGTCACAGCTTTGCTGTTCGGTTGCTAATTGCTGGCTGCGATCTCATGACAATACAGAAGCTACTAGGACATAGTGATATCTCGACGGTCCAAATATATCTTCAAATTAAAGATGATCTGGCAGAGAGTCAGTTCTATAAAGCAATGGATCACGCTCAAGGCTATTGACATATTTAGTCATTTTTGCTATACTGAGGACAGTTGAGAAGAGCAATTGCCCTTCCAGGTATTTTTACACCAATAACTTTTATGGCTCTCTACCAGCTAAAAGGTACAGCAGCCAGAAATTGTACCACCAAAACGGAACTGTTGTGGTGGACAGTCGTAGTTATGGGGAGGCGCACCTCACCAAGTTCCTACGATTGAAATAAGTTTCTGGTAAACGTCCTGATAGCTGTCAGGACGTTTTTTGTTGTATAGCAAAACCCGCTGGAAGTAGAGAGCCAGCGGGTTTTTCTGTTTTGCTTTGTTTCTCTTGTAGAGCATGCCTGACGTGTGATTAGACATGCTGTTGAGCGAAATAAAGTACCTTAACAACGTAGCACGAAATTGAGATTAAGCTGATATCAGAAGCTGAAGTCTTTTAGTCATCCGGAGAAATAAATGGATTAGTCTTGACGGAGATGATTAAAAGATGAGCAAGGGAGATTATAGGCAAATTCTTAATAGATGTTACTTTGGCTTTATATAAGAATAAATGAGCAGCCAGCGGTGGACGCATCCACCTATGTAGTGTTAATTTTATACCCAAAAACTAACATTTTTCGTCTTACTTTTACTCGCGTAATTGAAATCGAAATGTCAACGTGTCCACCGCTGGCTGCTTAGAAGAAATTAATAATAAAAAGGAGAAAAACAATGAAAAAACTTAATATTGAAACTATCAAAACTATCATCATTACGATTTTAATTACAGGTATTATCGCTTTTGTTGGCGGAATGCAATATCAAAAACATCAGACTGAACAAGTCAAAACTGAAGCGGCGACAATCGTCAAGAATGTCAAAGTTGAAGTGTCAAAACAGTAGCGATGACGAAGCGGCAGTCATCGCCTGACGAAATAGCCGCACCAAAGGTTGAAGCCTCGCCTACACCTCAAAAACCTGCTGTGGAGGCAGGGCGTGTAGGCGGCTGCGAAAGGTTTCAACCTTTACTTGAGAAATACGATTGGGACGTACGCACTATGTTAGCGATTATGCGAGCTGAAAGCGGATGCGATCCGAATGTGACGGGCGACACGAGCCTGACATTTATACAAAACGGTCGAACATACGGTTATTCAGTTTCGTTATTTCAGGTAAGGATTTTGCCTGGACGCGAACACTGTGATAGTCATGATCCGGCTACAAATATTGCTTGTGCCTATCACGTTTGGCGAGGGCAAGGGTATAAAGCGTGGTCGGTGTATACGAGCGGAAAATATCTCAAATATCTATAAGAAACGGAGGGGTGAAATGGACGATCCATTTACGATATGGGCAGACGATCTTGTACCTGGAATGTCAGCCAGGACTATCGTAAAAGATGAACAGCGCGTCATCGAATTTGACTTGATGGGACATGCAAAGGCTATTGTTGGCGTTGGAACACGTAGTAATGGCAAAAAATGGGCTACGATCTACGAGCATGAAGCCGAGAATGATTTACAAGAAATGGTCCTATTACAATCAATTTTCTATCACTACAAAGTACATGGCTTTGATTGCGGATATTCTTTTGCCGGTACAACAAAGCTAAAAGGTATTCTGTACCGCATTGGGCTTAAGGAAAGAGAGGAATACAAAAGTGTTTATGATCTTGAAAAAAATAAAACTACTGTTTAAGACAGAAGATTCTTTTTCTGACACCAAAGACGTATTTCAGAGTAAACTGTTTAATCGTCATATTTATTTTGTTCAGTGGTTTGACTATAAAGGTCGTGCGCGGAGAATTTATTGTCAAAACCGCCGAGCGGCTCGGTTAGTGAAGAAGTCTCATAAACGGCATCATGCTGAAATTATAGAAATCGTACTGGATAAGGGTTATGTCTTAAGTGAGAGGATTGTGTATTAAAAATGGATAACAATAAAGATTTTGCTGATAAAATACAGTATTTTGCAGTGGGCGTTTTAGTAATCTTGGCGATGTTGGTGTTAGTGCTGCTGGTTGTAGTTGCTATTAAATTATTAATTTGGATTATTGGCTTATAGATATTGAGAGAAAAGCATGTACATATTAATTTGGATACTATTCATAGCACTAATTCTTATTCTTGTAGCAATATCAGAACACGAAATAGCCAAACAAGATGAAGAATGGATGAAAGAGGAGGAAAAGAAATGGAAAAAGAAGTAAAGCCTTACTACGAAGACGACTACCAGTCATTAGATGAGGTCGACACAGTAGATTTACTAGAGATGAAAGAGGGTGCGTTAAACGACCTAAACGAGAGTGAACATACAGTTCATCGAATTAACCAGATATTAGCTAGTCGTGCAATTTACGCCACGCAGTTGGAGCTATTTTAAGGAGAGATATGAAGCGTTATAAACTACTTAAAGATTTACCAACATTCAAAGCTGGACAGTTAGCATATATCTCTAAAACGGGAAATCTTATTGCTGGTACTCCAGAAAACCAAAAGACCACAGAAACGGGCTTAATAATAATGATTTACCACGAAACCACCCTGAAAAAGTTTCCAAATATTCTCACAGAGTGGTTCGAGGAAATAAAAGAACCGACAGATAATATCCACTGGAAGCCTAAAAAGGACGATGAATATTTTTGGATGAACTCTTATGGAGAAACACAGCCAGATGTTTGGGATGGTGATTCTATAGACATTATGCGGCTAGCTCTGGGTATGATTTATCGCACTGAAGAAGAGTGCGAAAAAGCACGCGACCGCAAACTAGCAGAAGTCAGACTGCGCCGAACGTCAGACTTTGAGCCAGACTTTGAAAATGGAAACGGCGGCTACGTAGTTAGCTACGATTATATAAATAAAAAACTAGACTGTTCTGATAGTTTCTGGAATAACTCAGGCGAACCAGTACACTACGCAACCAAAGAAGAAGCTGAGAAGTCTATCAGAGAAAATGAGCAAGATTGGAAGATTTATTTTGGAATTAAGGAGAAAGAATAATGTCAGGGACACGATCTGGAGGCTTAAAGGCTGCTCAGAAAAACTTAGCGAATAATCCAAACTTTTATGCAGAAATCGGACGAAAAGGTGGCTCTGCTACATTTGCATCACACGGAAGTTACAAGGGATTTGCACAAGACATCGAATGCGATTGTGACCTAATTGACGGTCCTCACTTTGTAAAGAAATGTGCAGGTAAAAAGGGTGGTCGTATAAGCAAACGTAAGTAATCGGGTACAAATCGTACCCAGTAGAAAACCAATTTCCCCACATGGGAAAAATGGTTTAGAACATTAACAATTCAACCGCAGAACTGGACAGATGATATGCACAACTCCTTTCTGTCGGCGCACCAAACCCGCCCGGTGCGCTGTCTTAAACCGTGAAACGTTGTGAGCTGGAATTGAAGCAACCTGCAGTGCAACGTGTATCGTCTGTTCAACTGGTAGCACGAGCACTCCAAAATTACCAATGCCGTAGAGGCACAATTGTTGCATCCCTCGTGCTATCAACTGGCAACATCAACCTTAAAGTAATTAACTCACTTAATGATATACAAATTGGTGTTGTCAACTGGCTATATAAGTGGCGGAATAGGTAAAGATTAACTGACAGCTTAGACTAAGCCTCGTATGAAAATACGACCCCTGGGATGAAAGCAAAAAGCCGCATAATGTAAAATAGGGAAAAGTCAGTTGCGTAACTGTGATGTGACTTTACGAAACCTAATTCCCTCACATTCGAGGAAATTAAAACTCGGCAAATCATCACCTTGTATAGCCGATACTGGTAACGTGTTCGGGGCGTGAGGGCGGTGCGAGCAATCAGCCGCTTAGCGCGCCATCGGTGTCCTCCTTACAGGTTGCCAGCACCAGTTCTGCGGTTGAAATTAGAACGTATAACTAAATAGGAGGGATTGTATGTTTTCAATACATCCAATAGAGGTGATGTGGACACAAGCGCCATCAGATATTAAAGTGAATTTAGCTCTTAGCCTTATAGTAGAAATACTTAAAATATCAGATGGCAGACGCGCAGAGATTACGCTTGATGATGGCGAATACGAGATTGTACTTAATAAGTTAGATTAAGGATTTATAGATGAAAAAGATTAAAGAGATGAGGAAGTAATGAAACGCAAAACATTTATTGAAATAATAGCACATATTCAAGCACAGCAGCGCAGAGATAGCGAGATAAGTCAATTACTTGGTAGTATAACCGACGAAACCGCTGTCTACATAACACAACTAGTAACTAATCTGGTTATTACGCTTGAAGATGAGTTTAATGACGCTGACCAAACAATTAGCTGGTGGCTTTGGGACGCACCGCATGCTGGCGAAGTACCTGAAAGCTGCTATATTACTGACGAAAAGCGCCGCAAAGAGTGGCATATCACGGATGCTGGCAAGCTTTATGATTATTTGGTCGAAATGCAGAAATATATAAAAGAGGAGAAAACCAACTGATGAAGCAATCAGACAAATTATTCATAACTGTGTTTTTTATACTAACTTGCTATAAAGATGTAGAAGAAATTGATAAATACGAGCTAGAAGATAATGGCTATGTCGTTATTAACGGAAATTGTATTTATAAAGTTGAATTAGATAAAGATTTCGACGCATATGATAACTTTGTTGAAATTACTCAAATTCAAGATGGTGTTTATAAATTCGTAACACAGTTCTATAACGGCTCAACCGATCTTCAAGAAATGTTACAGGAGGGTTTTGATCAAACAAGGAAGAAGATGCCAATGATTTACGAAGTCAGAGTTCGAGTAGTAAAAGAGGGTACTGTTTTTGTTGAGGCAAAAACTGAGGATGAAGCCAAGAAGGCTGCCACGAGCGAAGAGGTTGTGTCCAAAGCAGACTTTCCAGATGTAATAGAGTATTACGCCGATGAGGTCTATAATGCTGATCCTACTGTTGGCGACCAAGGAGTAGAAGTAATTAAAGCCAAAGACGTGCTATGAAGAAAATGAAATCTAATATTGTCTGGAGCAATGTAGTTGCTTACATAATGATGATTTTAGCAATTGCTGTGGGGTCTCTGGTTATTCCTTGGCTATTGCAAGACACTGAACGCAGTAGGAACATCGAAGCTCGTTGTAAATCGCTTGGTGGCGAAATGGGATATTCGAAATGCTATAAGGATGGGAAAGAAATATGAAAATATCAGATATTCCAGATGATGACCTTGTTTTTCTAAGAGCAGACGGAACTCAATCGGAAAATGCTATTTATACGCAAGAAACCAAAGATGGTGAGATTATGTTTTTTGAATTACTCGGTCAGTCAAAGCTCAACGGGATAAAGCTAACTATAAACGGCAGAGAGCCTTATCGTAGACTGCTAATACGTCGAGTTTATCCAGCTATTCACGAGAACCCTGAATTAGTGGAGGAGAAATGATGACGAAGGTTAACTTCGATATCGCGGGTCAAGTGCCTAGTAAGAAGAATAATAAACGGATTTTGAAAAATTCACGTACTGGTAATAGATTTATTGCCAACAGTGAGAAATTTAACAATTGGCACGAGGCAGCCATGAAAGATATATGTCTTTCCTCTAAGGTTCGTAAGTTTAGAAATATGAAATGGGATGGTCCCCTAGAAGTAATGATGGTTTTTTATAATAAAGACAGAATCCGTCACGATCTCGACAACATGGCAAGTAGCATACTCGACCTGCTTGTTGATGCTAGTTATTTAGAAGATGATTGCTGTGGAGTAGTTAACCGCCTGATAATAAGTTTTGGCGGTGTTGATAGAAAAAATCCTCGTGTGGAAGTGACTATAACAGAGCTGGCGGAATAGCTGATTTATGTTATAATAATAAAAGTTATATTGGAGGGCAGCGGTGATGAATTTAGAAGGCACTGAAAATTATGGCTATGATGAATGGTTAGAGTTTTTTAGAAAAATATCTGCCGCTGAACTGATAGATTCTATAGAAGAACTAAAAGCGAGACTTCCTGGTGATGGATATGCGGCTGCTATGCGCTGGATTGATATCTTTGATAATCCTGGCAAAATGGACAAGCTTTATAAGGGTAGGCTCGACAAAGAGATTGAAACCGACATTATGGATCTCGCAATCGGTGATGATGACGAGAAGTTCTATGAAAGTTTGATCCGTCAAAACGTTGAGCAACTTACCTCGTCGAGTATTTCACAGCAGGAAGTGGCGAGGTTGTCTCAGAATATCAATATTTTTAGAAAAGAACTGCAGAATATTCGGTCCCGCCGTCCAAAATCTGGTTCGGTCCTGGAAAAGGTCCTAGCAAAAGCGGCAGCACCCTCTAATGCCGCGAAAAAGGCGAAAAAACCAGCCAAATCTACATCTAAAAAGGCTAAAACCGCACCTAAGGCTGTAGGAGCGACGAAAAAGAAAAAGGTGATTAAGGATACCTCTAATGCCGCGAAAAAAGCAAAAAAATAACCAAATACCGCGAATTGATTTATACAGCCCTGGTAATACTGAAAAAGCCGAGCTTTTATTTGAGCTACTTGATGAGTATGGTATGACACTGCTTGAATGGCAGCGTTTGGTGTTGCGTCGATGGTTGGCTGAGGACGAGGACGGTAATTTTGTCAATCTTGATTGCGGCTTGAGCGTGCCTCGTCAAAATGGCAAAACTGAGATTATTGTAGCGCGGATTATCTATGGTATTATTTTTCGCAAAGCTAAGGGTTTATTTACTGCTCAGCAGCAGAATACAGTCGATGTTGTTATTAAACGTGTGCAAGACTTTTTCTATGAAAATGAACACCAAGAAATATTCAATTTATTAACGCCAAGATTTCGTAAAAAACCAAGGAATTATAAGTTTATTGAATTTTTGAATGGCGCTGAGTATCATTTCTACACTAGGACGCGCATGGGTGGTTTGGGGTCTACTAATGATGATCTGATATGTGATGAGGCTGCAGAGATGCTTGATTCACACCAATCAGCATTGGTGCCAACGACTGCATCAGCTAAGACAGGCAATCCTCAAATTATCTACGCCGGAACGCCACCAATGGCTGAAACCGTCGGCGAGGTGTTTGCCAGAAATAGGCGGAATAAGCTAGAAGGTGCTGCTGGTGTTTGGACTGAGTGGGGCGTTGAAAAGATTACTGACGTGCATGACAAGGAGGCTTGGTTAGACACTAATCCCTCACTAAATATATTTTTGCTTGAAAAGGTGATACAGACTGAAGCTGACAGTATGACGATAGATGATTTTAATCGTATGCGGCTTGGTTGGTGGGATGGTATTGATAATAAGCGAGCGATTAAACAGACAGATTGGGATGAACTTGCTACTGAGAAACCTGACTTTGATGATTGCTTTAAGCCTGTATATTCTGTAAAGTTCCCCCCAGATAGAAGCTCGTGGTCCCTAGTAGTTGCGCAGCCATTAAAAGATGGTCGTGTGCATGTCGAGGTGGTGATGAGTCGCCCGATGAGCGAGGGGTTTCATCGTCTATCAAAATGGCTGATTGATCGTTGGAGGCAGGCAGCAGTGATTATACTTGATGGAGCGACTGGAGCGCCGATACTATTTGAGGAGCTTATACAGGCTGGCATTCCTAAAAAGCGTATCATTCTGCCGACCATGAAAGAAGTGGTAGCAGCGCATCAATTTATGAGAGATGCTATAGATAGAGGTGAACTGTCTCATTACGACCAACCACTACTAAACCAGACGGTCCGTATAACAAAAGAGCGGTCATTTGGTAAGTATGGTGGCTTTGGCTGGGAGAGTATGACTGATAAAATATCAACCGCGCCGCTCGACGCTGCGACGTTCGCTTTTTGGGGACAAAAGGTATTTCCGAAAAAACAGGTTACTGCTAAGGATAAAAAGATGAGAGCTGATCGCTGGCAGCAAGTGCTTGGCAATATCGGTCAGTCCTAGAGTTTTCCACAGGTTCACTAAAAAATCTCTGACTTTTTTCCATAAAATGTATGTAAAACGCTTGCATTATGTAAGCAACTTTGCTATAATTAAGACAGTCAAGCGAGGCACATTAACAATTAGAGGATATAACAATGAAACTAATCACAATAAAAGCTTTTATCGGAAGCAATAACAAGACTAAAAAACTTGAGGTCGACAAGATAATATCAACTGTAAGTATTAACCACGAAGCTTTCACTCTCGACTATCCAGTCATCGGATGCTGGAGGGGCGAGGTAGAAGAAACGGCAGTGCTCTATCTATCAGACGAACGTCAAAAGGTGATGAACACGCTCAATAAACTAAAAGAGGTGTTGGATCAAGAAGCAATCGCCTACCAGATAGAGAATAAGCTAAACTTAATATAAAACTAACGCCTCGCTTGGCGCTAAGATCCTCTAAAAAGAAAGGAAAAACTATGCCAATAGTAAATCGAATTGTAAAAAAGAATGGCAAGATTATCAAGTCTAAGGTTGAGATACCTGCACCAGTTTACAACGTCAGAATTAAACAGCAAGTGTATGAACGACTTGTAATGCTTGCCGCTGAAAACGGTCGTAGCGTAACTGGTGAGATAAACTACCGGCTTGAGCAGTCGCTTAAAAAGTAGTATCATAGCTGGGCGATTGTTGTGATTAGCAGTCGTTGTTATATAGCGCTCTGTTTGTCAGAGCGCTTTTCCTTTTGCTAAAACAAGCCCCACCCTACCAAGCTCTTGAATTTGGCGTAGGGTTGATATCGTCTGGCAAATCATCCCCCGGCATCTTTGCCCCCTTGCGCCTGTTGCATATCCTGTGAGTAAGTTGTAGGTTATCTATGTCATAAGGCGAACCACCACGAGAAACTGGTATGATCTCGTCTAGTTCTGGCGACATCGGGCTACCTGCTGGTAAAGTCTTATCGACCTCACGTCCGCAGATACCACAAGTATCTTGCATAGCATAAACTCTTTTGCGCAAATCCTCTCGCAGTTTTGGGAACTGTCGTCGTGGATCTTTAGCTGTTGCATACTTCCTACGCTGTGCCATAAACTTATTATAAAATAGTATGATACTTTTGTAAAAATATTGACATAGTATAATTTTATGGTGGCGGGGAGGGTGTATATCCCGGTCC